CGCATTCAAATACAACTGCCCGTTGTACATCAGCAGCGCCTGCATCTCGCCGTTGTTGGTCAGGCGGTTGAATATGGCTTCCTGGTCGAGACTTTCATCCAGCGTCTTTGTAGCCTCAACGGCCTTGTCCACCAGATACGCCTGATCTTTGGTCACGCCATAAGACGCCATATCACCGTTGGCTTGCAGCGTCTCCCCGCGTCCTGAAATCTGCGTAGCACCGTTCAGGCCGAAGTTGACATTCGTCACTGCACAGTTGAAGCTGTTCCCGTCAGCGTCCGTATACGTCACTCTGTCCATAGGCCACAGATACGGAGCCGCAATCACGGTTGCGTTGAACGGCCTGTAGGTGAATCCATTAATGGATGTGTACACGTTCGGGAGGATGCTTGCCGCGCCTGTCGCCAGCAGATAGTTCCCTGACATATCCAGCGCATACTCGTCCGTTCCCGAGAGAATGTCCACATCCTGTGCGTTGGTGTATCTGACGCCCGTCAACGTGATGTCGTTCTCGCTAAAGTCGCTGTCAAACCGATTCGCTGTGGTCATGACATATCCGGTCGTAGTGCCGTAGAACGAGAATCGGAGTGAACCCGTCCAGTCAATCCACGCATTAGCGCCCATTGCCCCCGCACACCACTGAATCAGGTTGCGCATGGTGATGGGCTGATTCGTTTCAGGCAGCGTCGAAATCACGTAGTTGTAATTTGGGAATGATGTCAGCGCCTGCGTGAACGGCACCGAACGCGCCGCACAAATCTGAGATACCAGGTCTGCTATGGTGCAGGGGAAGTTCAGCGAGATATTGAAGTAGATCGTGTTCCCGCGCCCGTCCTGAATTACATTCCCGTGACCATCTGACCATTCATACGCAATCGTCAGATCGTGGTCGAAGAACGTCATACGGTCAAGCGCGTTCAATTGAATTGTGGACAACCTGCGCGGCTGGTCGTAGCAGGTGAAATACCCGCACGGTATGTACGTGATTTCAGGATTCGTCTGCTCCCAATCCGCGATGCCGATTTCCACGAACAGTTCTGCGCCCTCGAACACTATGCCGTTGAACTGTCCTTCCCGGTTGTCCAGTCTCAAAGTCAGTTCAGAGGCTATGGCCGTGCCGATCTCCAGCTTCTCGCCATTGCAGGAGTAGCGGTCAATCTCAAACCCGCCCTCCATCACGTTCGCGTCCGTGATGCTTATTGCGGTTCCGTTCCTGTCCGTCCCCGTAATCCGCAGCACCTGCCGCTGCTCGGCGTCAAACAGCGCCTTGACAGCGTTTGACACAGGATACATACAGCCTCACCTCCTCACTGTTCAATGATGTTGAACGATATAGTTCCTATTCCCTTTAACCGGGAGAAGGAACTCACGCTCCGGTCGCCCACGTAGAAGCGCTTCGTCTGAAAGGCCATCGCCTTGTAATCATAGTAGTTTATATTGATGTATTCAGGATTGAACGCGGTCAGTATCACCTGCGCGTCCGCGTCCGATACATTCTGCCACTCCAGTTCGATGTGGACTTTCTGAGCAATCTTTTCTTTGTGCATCAGGCCGTCCTCAGTGCGGCCCGCGTGCTTGCTCGATACGTCGCTCAGCTTCCAATCGTACTTGGAGGGACAGGGTACCGCCGTCCCGCCTACACTCTGAATTGGATTGTAGCTTTGATTCGGCATATCCTGTCCCTCCTCATCAGGTTCCCACGGGAATCACGGTCGTGCCAGCCCTGCGATTCGCCCGGACCTGCGCCCGGCTGATGCCGCTGGTCGTGATCTCCGCCGTGAAGTCCTTGTCGTTCAACTGCCGCAGATAATCATTCTGCTCCCGCAGCAGTTCATTCTGGCGCATGGTCGCGTCGTTGGTCTGTCTGACCATCTCCATCAGCGTTTCCATGTCCTCGCCGTTCATACCGTCCACGCCCTTGTACATCTGCGTCGCCGCAGCCGCAAAGTTCGCGCTTGCCGGAGCCATCGCCGCCTGAACCGCAGAGTACATGGTCGCCGCAAGCTGAGATTTGTTCAAAACCTCGGTTGTACCGCCGATGTGGCCAACGATCTCAGGCCCCGCTTCCCCGGCAATGAACAATGAACCGTGCGCACTGGACGTGCCGCCAGCATACTGCGGAATTTCACTCCACGTTGTGCCAGAAAAGACACCGCCTTTGGCCTTGGTCATGTTCCGGTTTGATGCCCTGCTGATTCCGCCGGAAGCCTTGTACGATACATCCACCGTAGTTTTCAGATTGTCAGCGCCAATCCAACTCAGGAAAGACCTGCCCCAATACTGCCACGGCGTGAATGCATCAACGTTGACGTTCGTCTTCAGATTATCCAGGTTGAACCACGACAAGAACGACTTGCCATTTTCACCCCATCTTGTCTTTCCGTCTACGCTGACATTCGTTTTCAGATTATCCAGATTGAACCATGACAGGAAAGACCTGCCAAAGTAGCCCCAAAGGGTTTGTGCGTTGACACTGACAACAGTTTTCAATCCTGACAGGCCCAAAGAATCCAGTACGCCGCCGAACCACTGTTTTACCAGTGCTACCTTGGCTTCTATCTCTTTGCCGCCCATGTTGTCATATACCCATTTATTGACAGTGTCCCACAAATCCTTGATCAGCATAACTCTGACGTCTACATCAACACCCGGATCGAGAATAGTCTGAATATACCTTTGAAGCATACCGACATCCAGATCATTAAACCATTGTGTAGCATTTGCCTGCACACCGCCTGGTAGCGTCGGGTTTTCCTCACCATCGCTGATCAACGGATGAATAATCAGTGAGAAGAAGTTCCCGGATTCCCAGCCTTCCTTGACGCTTGCTACTGCGTCCTTGCCGAGTTGTACAAGGCTATCCCAATTCTCAGAAATATTTTTTGCAAGTCCGGCAGCACCACTCAGAATCAAGCCAAGGCCCAACGGAATTTTTCCTGCGACCAATGCAAGTATACCAAGTACCAGTTCAGCACCTTCGATGATTGCAAGAATCTTTGACAACGGAACGCCTATTTTATCTTCAAGAATATTCCAGTTTGCGTTCAGCGAATCCGCCAAACCAACAGACCCCGCAACCAACAGTCCTACACCAAGCATGATTTTTCCAGCAGCAAGTGCTACAAAACCAAGCATCAATGACGCTGCTGCAATCAATTCCATGATTGCATTGATAGGTGTTTCCAGATACTCTTTCATTCTGTCCCATCTGGCCGCAAGCGCACCGCCTATTGCTGTAGCACCTGCAACCAACAAACCAACACCCAGCATAATACGGCCAGCAGAAAAAGCCACAAAGCCAAGTACAAGCGTAGCAGCGCCAACTATCGTCATCATGTCAGAAAGCGGCCCTTCGATGTATTCCTGCAACCTGTTCCACCTTGCAGCAAGTGCGCCTCCAATGGCTACAGCGCCTGCTACCAGCAAGCCCACGCCAAGCATAACTCTGCCCGCAGCCAATGCAACCATGCCAAGAACAAGGGTCGCACCGCCGATCAGTGTCATCAGGTTAGTCAAAGGCTCATCAATATAGCCTTGCAACCTATCCCATCTTGCTGCAAGTGCAGTACCAAATGCAGCCGCACCAGCAACAAGTAATCCAACACCCAACATGATACGACCAGCAGCTATTGCTGCCATGCCAAGAACGAGGGTTGCACCACCGATCATCAAAGTCAAATCTCCGATAGGCCCTTCCATATAGCCTTGCAATCTATCCCATCTCGCGGGCAATGTTGCTGTTATTCCGATTGCGCCAGCCACCAACAGCCCAACGCCGAGGGGGATTCTTCCTGCGACTATTGCAACAAAACCAAGCATCAGTGTTGCCGCGCTGATGGCAAGAGTAATATCACCTATCGGCCCATCAAGATATTCTTGCAACCTGTTCCATCTTGCAGCAAGGGTAACAGTCAGACCTGCGGCACCCGCAACAAGCAACCCAACGCCGAGTGGGATTCTACCTGCGGATATTGCCACAAATCCAAGCACGAGTGAAGCTGCACCAAGAATACCTGTAATGGTTGAGAGCGGCCCTTCAATATACTCTTGCAATCTATTCCATCTGGCCGCTATCGTTATAGCTATGCCAGCAGAACCAGCCACCAACAGCCCAACACCAAGGGGGATTCTTCCCGCGGCTATTGCAACGATACCAAGCATTAATGTTGCAACGCTGATAAATGTTACAATATCACCAACAGGCCCCTCTATGTATTCTTTAAGCCTATCCCACCTTGCGGCGAGGGTTATTGCAATACCAGCAGAACCGGCAACCAACAAACCTACGCCCAACGGAATACGTCCTGCGGCTATGGCAATAAATCCAAGAATCAATGTTGCTGCACTCAGAACAAGCGTCATGTTCCCAATCGGCCCTTCCATGTACTCTTTCAGTCTGTCCCATCTGGCTGCAATTGTGGTGGCCAAACCAGCGGAACCAGCCACAAACAATCCGATTCCAAGAGGAACTCTGCCAGCGGCCAATGCTATGAAACCAAGCATCAGTAAAGCTGCACTTATCATTGCCGTTATTTTTCCAATAGGGCCATTCAGTTTATTCTTCAAATAGTCCCATTGAATTGTTGCAATCACTCCTGTAGCACCAGCAACCATCAGTCCAATGCCGAGGGGAACATTCACACCAGTAAATGCCAGAATTGCACCAAGCGCAAGAGATGCAGCACTGATTGCACCCGCAACGCCCCTTGCGGAAACTCTCACCTTCCCGGTAATCAAGTCCCAATTCAGCCCAACTGCCGCTGCAATACTTGCAGCACCAGCAACCATCATAGCAATGCCAAGCGGGATGTTCGTACCGGAAAATGCCAGGATAGCACCAATTGCCAGCAATGCCCCGCCTAATGCTGTTTCGATTGCTCCAATTACCAATTTTACCTCGGCGCTCAATCCATTCCAGTTCATGCCAATGATGGACGCTAATCCAGATGCACCAGCCACCATCAACGACAGTCCCAGCGGAGGATTCACACCACTGAACAACAGTATTGCACCAAGCGCCAGGGATGCACCACTGACAATCATTGTGATTCTGGACAGCATACCTTCCATAGCGTTTTCAATGGCATTGGAAAAGCCAGTGAATCCGCTCTCTATAGGACGCTCCTCAAACATCAGCTGATAGCCATTGGAATACGGAGAATGCCCGGTTCTGCCGTGGGAGCTATGATTGGTGTTGTCATTCAGCTTGTTGATCTCATCAAAGCCCAGAATCGTGCGCTTCAGTTCCTTCTGTGCTTGACGTGCACTGTTGGTGGTGTTGTTGAACGTGGATGACCACGCCCGCTCCACCTTCCGCGCCGCAGTATAGGTGGACGAACCGCTCAGCGCCGCAAACAACTGGTTGAACCAGTTAAGTACGTCAACCACCTTGTCAATGATGAAGTCCAGCGCGGGGGCCAGCATCTCTACCAACGGCGCAACCATCGCCGCCAGGCTGTTCCTGAAATACGTGGTGGACGTGGTAATCTTGTCCATCGCATCCGCAAAGCCCGTGCCGAACTTGTCACTGTACCCGTACAGGTCTTTGAAGGATTGCACCAAATCCTTTATCAAAGCGCGGATGAACCTGTACTTTGCGATACGCGCAATGCCGCCAACAAAGCCCAGAACACCGCCTACAGCACCTTTCAACACGCCCCAAAGGCCCTTCACGGTACCCTTGAAACCGTTCACAGGCCCGATAGCGCCGTTCAGCTTCTGGGCAAGGCCCTTCAGCGCGTCTCCGAATGAGCGTGTACTGTTTTCTGCCTCCACCTCAGACGGGGGCACTGAGTCCATAGTATCCTCAACAACATCCGCAGCACCCGCAGCCTCCGCCGCCGCAGCCGCCGCAGCCGCCGCCGCGCCACCGCTGATTTTCGGTATCTTGACATCTTGCATGCCCTGAAATTGCTTCAGCGCGTCTGCAAGGTTCTTCACGCCAGTGAAGTCAACGTCCTTCAGCAGTTCAGCCGCCGCGCCGATGTTCGTCATTTCCTTTGCAATGGTGGAGGAAATGCGAATATCACCCATCCCCGAAAGCGCTTTCAGCGCATTAGCGAAGCGCTCAATCTTGGGAAGGTTGTTCACGTTCAGGCTGTTCAGCGCCTGATTGATGGATTCAATGCCCTTGCCAATCGTGGAGGATATGGTGACCTTGCCCACGCTCTGAAGCGCTTTCAAACCATTTGCAAGGTTCGTCAACTTCTGGGCAATGTTGTTGCTCATGCCCCTTCCGGCATTGCCAATATCGGTCAACTGATGGGATACTCTGTCCAGACCGTCCCCCGAAGTGCTTACTGCCGATTTCAGTTTGCCAAGCTGAGTAACGAGTGTGTCAATTCCTTTTGCGGCGCTGCCCGCGCTGGAACTGATCTGAATCGACAGATTATCTATGTTCGCCATCCTCACTCGCCTCCTCTCTGGCTTCTTTGGCCCTTCGTTTCAGTTCACGCGCACTGTCCGCTTCCATCTTTGCGATGTAGCGTTCGTACCGCTCCTTCTCGCGCCGCTCCTGCGCATCTTCGTATTCCTTCTCAGTCAGCGGCCACGGCTCCTCCGGGTACTTGCCCGGTTCAGGTCTGCCCTTCGTGTTGGAGCGGAACACAGGCGATACGCGCAGCAGCGTGTCATAGATGTACGCCACATGACGCCAACGTGCCCATTCCTCGTTTTTCCTGATGATTTCATAAGCCTCGCGGTATGCCTTATGAACCTTTGTATTACTGTACCAGAATTGGTTATATGTCATCCCCATAACCATGTACGCCGGGCAAATTTTCATCAGCATTTCCGCGAGGCTTGATTCCTCCGGTATGGGTGACGACTGCCCCGTTACAGGGTAGCCGTCCACTCCACGTTTCCCGATTCTTCCTCGTCAGGCATCAGATAGTTCAGGGTGTTCATGTACATCTCCGTCAGCGCCTGAACCAGCTTCTCCCTGTCCTTCATGCTCTTGTAGATTTCCTTCTGGATGGTGTTGCTCACCCGGCGATGGTTCGCCAGGAACGCACCAGCCCAAAGCTGCTCAATGCGGGTGGCGGGCTTGTCCTGAATGTCGTTCAGAGTGAAACCGGCGCTTTCGAGCTGCTTGATGCTCTCAGGCGTATATTCCAGGCAGTAGTGCTTGCCGTTGTAGTCGAAGTTGATCTGATTCACGCGATTGATGTCTGCCATCTTTTTGATCTCCTTTTTCATACCATTATTCTAAAATAGGCGGGGGCGTCTGTACCCCCGCCCTGTTGGCCGTCGATCAGGATTCCTTGACGAACAGCTGGCTCATGGTCAGAACCACGGTCATGTTGCGCACGGTGTTGGCGTCGCCGCCGTTCACGAAGATGTCCAGATAGCCCTTGCCAACGAACTTGCCGTTGTGGCCGTCCGGGTTGCCGGAAGCGTCCGCGCCGAACCACTCCGCCACATCCAGTTCCTGGCCCTTCAGAGCCTTGATGGTGTCGTACACGGTGGAATCGTAGTTCAGGGTGTAGTTCTTCTGCTCGTTGGCCTCCAGGCCGGGGATGTAGGTGTGAGCGGGATCGCTCTGGGTGGTGGTCTCCAGCTGCTCCGGAGCCGCGCCCAGGTCAGGGTCGGTCTTGAAGTCGAACAGTTTCGCCCACGTCAGGGTGCTGGTGCCGGTGCCCTGCATGAAGTAGGACTGATATGTGGAAATCGCCATATCTCATTTACCTCCTATAAATCGTTTGGTCTTTCCCCACAACGGCCTGATACCGGGCCGTCATGCGGTAGATCGTCGCGTCGTTCATGTTCTGCACGGGATTCAGGAACGTCCGGGTGAAGCCCATCTGCGCGAACTGATCATCAATCAGCGTGATTATGGCCTTCGCCTGAACCTTCTTGCCCGTGTTCTTGTTGCTGAAAACGTCTACCTGATACATCACGTTCGAGAAATTCTCGATGTTCGCGCTGTCCCGCCCTCGCAAATGAACCGTGTTGTCCATCTCCACAATCAGGACGGCGGGAAACTTCGGCGGCTGACTGACATACTCTCCGGCCACGTAGATGTTGCTTGCGCCGTACTCGTTGCGCAGCGCGGTTGCCACAGTCGTAAAGACCTGATTCTCAATGTCTATCACGAACTGAACACCTCCTGCGCGATACTTTCCAACTGGTTCCGCAAATCCTTTGCCGTAAGGTACATCGTCATGCTCGGAGGATTGCCGTAGGTGTGTTCCCCACCGGGAATCCACCAACCCCTCGGGTCATCCCAATGGCCTTTTCCATTCGGATATGTACCAGGCCCCATAGGCACACCCTCAACGGATGGTTCGGGGTGTCCATATCCGTATGTTACGCCAGCGCCGAACTCCACAAACAGAACAGCCTCGCCATTGGCTACAATCGCGTAGCTGTTTACTCCACGCTGTTCAACCGTCACCGAGATGTCGTTGAGGCCCGTATATACAGCCCTCGAATATCCCAGAGACACGTTCACAGCGCCCATGTCCGCCAGTCTGCGGGCCAGTTCATCCGCTTTAGTCTTGACCCACGCGTTGTAGGACTTCAACTCCGCAATTGCAGCGTCGATACTCGCGGAATCCAGCGTAAGACTGATAACCTTGCTCATGTAACCGTCACCTTGCTCACTGCGATCACTGTGCTGCCAAAGTTCGGAAGCCCTCGCCCGACCTTGCGCACGATGTAGTCCCACGGAGTTACGATTTCGCCGTCAGCGTTGACTTTCAGTGCGCCGCTCTCGTCGAGTTCAGGCTCCGTATCTATCCACAGCACTGCGTATTCGTCTATGGGAGTGTCTCTGTCGCCGGTGACAATCAGTTTGTCGTAGTTATCGTCGTCGCCGAACTGCCGCGTAATCACATCGCCCTTCGCGGGTGAGATGTTGCCGCTGGTCTGAACAGGGTTGCTGTATGAAGCAGATGTCCCGATCTGGTTGCCGTATTCGTCGTACTGCTCGACAGTCGAATCATACAGCGCGTACCAAAACACCTGTTTGTTCCTGAAACACATCCTGCTCATGGCTCATCACACCTTTGCGTAGGCTATCACATTTTGGCGGATGTATCGGGTCATATCCGTGAAGTCGAAGTGCCGATGGATGCCGTTTTCAATGGACACGCTCTGACCTTCCAAACCGCGCTGGGTAAAGCCGTTGACAACGGCGTACACCTGGGTCATCTCATAGGCGGCTGGTACGTCGTCCGGCATTTCGTCCGGATTGTAGCTGAACCGCCACTGGAGAATCTCGGTCTTGGCAAGGGTCAGATAAGACGTGATCGTCTCGTCGTCCGGAGCATCCGGCCCCATGATGGTCTTAATCATTGCCAGTTTTTCCTCAGTGGTCATCCTCGGCACTCCTTTCTCACTTTTTCACGGCTTTCCCGCCCCGTTTGACCGGGGCGGGCTTCTCCGCATCCTGCTTCGGCTCCGGGATAATTCCCACCGTGATAGAGCCATCAGGATTTTTACGGATCATCAGGCGTGGGACACGTAGATGCCGTTGGTCTTGTGGGACAGCACCCACGCGCCGTGAGCGAACCGCATGTTCAGCTTCCAGGCGTCGGCCTCCTGATTGACTTCGGGGCTGAAGATACGCGGGACGTAGTGCTTCATCACCTGGAGGACAGCAGACGGATGCACGATCATGTAGTTGATCGCCTTGCCCGTGGTCGCGGTCGGAGTATAGCCGCCCGCAGCGCTAGAAGTGCTGGGGTTCGCCAGCGTGATGCTGGTCTGGAAACGCGGCTGCGGCACACGGATGATGCGCATGTCGTTGTAAATCTCAACGGCATAGTTCACGTTGTTCTCGCCGTTCATCACCATGCGGGTGATACCAGCCTTGATCAGGCCATACACAGCGGGAGACACGAACAGGATGCGGCCCTCATACGGAACCTCGGCATCATCCAGGGCCACAGTCGCGCCGTCGATAGAGGCGATGGTCGCGGCACCAGCGGACAGGGTCTCGGTCTTCACGTTGCCAGCGGCAGCGCCGGAGGCGTACTGCGCGAAGCGGAAGGCATCGACTTCAGGGATGACGTGCTGACGCTCCACAGTAGACAGCAGAGAACCAAAGGCCATGCCCAGGGTCTCGTCGTTGTCTAGAACATCGATCATGTAGCTGCGGCCACGGTCAGTCTCCAGCACGTATGGCTGCCAGGTGCCGGTGGCGTCGCCGGGAACGAAGCCCGCGTTGCGGTCATAGTTGCCCATGCCGACGGTGGTCAGGTTGAAAATATTGACGGTGTTCGCGCCGGTGAAATTGATGAACTGATTCGCGGTGTCCAGAATCGCGGACTTGGAATCCTGGCGATAGATCTCATCCAGGAACGGCGCGTACTTCGCAGCCAGCGCAATGCTGTTGCTGACGGGCGCGGTAACGGTAGTCGCCATTATGCATTACTCCTTTACGATTTGATTGGCAGTCCCATCCACTGCCGAATCTTGTCATCCTCAGACTTTACGGCAGTGTTTGTCGTGGGCGGAACGCCGGAGGACAGGCCCGGCTGACGGTTCAGCGCCTCGTTGTTCAGGCGCGTCACGGTCGCGTCCACAAAGTTCTTCAGGCACTCGAACACGGAATCCATGTCGCCATCCGCAAGCGCGTTTGCGGTCTTGCCCGCAAGATCAGCGTCCATGTTCAGCGCTACGCACTTGGCGGTATAGTCGCTGACACGCTTCTCCTTGCGCAGCATCTCCAGTTCGTCCCGCATCTTCTGTTCCTGCTCGGCGCGTTCAGCAGCCGCCCTTTCGGTCTCGGTCTGCTTGGCTCGAAGCTGCTCCTTGTAGGAGGCGGCTTCACTGTTCGCCTTGGACAGCAGACGCTTCAGCTTCTCCACCTCTGGGCTGTCCGAATTTTCGGACTTGACAGGTTCAGTCTTTGCGGGTTCGGTCTGTTCGGTCACAGTCTGCTCCGGGGTGACAACATTGTTTTCATCCATGTCCTTAAACCTCCGTTTGTTCAGGCGGTTTTCTCCGCACATTGTCTGTTTGGTAAACGGGTTGTCTCCCGTCTGCGTTTGATAAAGCACTTCCCTGTGCTGTAAAGAGGGCGGCAGGAGTTTACCCCGCCATGAGTCACCCTCGTATTACCTCAACCACACATCGACAGTTGATGTTGTTCTCAGGCAGTTCAAACCCACCCGGAAACTGCGCGCTGTCGCCATCATACGAATAGAATCTCTCGCCAAACGGAACCACCATACCTTGAAGGTATGAGTGAGTATCACGTACACGGTCATCTTCCATCGTCTGCCAACGCTTTGAAGTGGAGCCTTGAAGCCCATTCGCAACCACCGCGTCCACGGCCCCTTGGTTGTATATCCTCGTCGCGTCCGTCTCGGCGATCCGCCGGATGTCGTACAGCGTCCCTCCGGATTCGTAGTAGCCATACACCCTGTCGCGCCATGTCTCTCCCGCCACCGCCGCATATACAGCAGCGTCTACAGCGTCCACAGAGGGCATCTCAGCCGTTCCTAATTCGGCATTGGTTGCAGTAGCCCCATTGGCGTAGGCCAGCAGGAAGAGGTCTTCCAGCTCATCTATGATGGCTTCACAGTCCTGCCTCGACTTGATCTTGCCCTCGTCATCGAAATGAACCCTCAAACGGTCTCCGAGAGCGTTGATCTCATCAATCGGGAGAATCGTCATACGGAACCACCCGATTCAGTCTCGCCGTTGTCGTTGTCGCTCTCCACGATCTCGGCCTCGCCCTGTCCGTTGGTCTGCTGCTCGACAGCGTCCACCTTCGCGGGATCTCCCCAAATCATCTTCAGGTATTCCTCGCTCTGCTTCATGTCGGCCACAGGGTCATTGGAGATGCCGGACTTCTGCGCGGCCAGCTCAGGGTGCATACCGGCAGAAAGCAGCGTCTGGAATGCCTGCGCCTTGGCCTGAACGTTCACCGTCTCACCGCGGTCTATGTGAAGTTCAAAATCGCCAAGCCCGATGTCCAACAAGCCCCGCCTACGCAGGATTTCCACGAAAATCCTGTCAAATTGCTTGTTGCTCTCCTTGAACAGGTCCTCGGTGTTCCGCGCCGCACAATCGGCCTGATACCACCCAGAAGAAGCGAGAATCGAAGTTCCCGTCGTATGGTCAACGGTTCCGTTCTCGTTCAGCAGCGGCATGGAGCAGATGCGCATGACCTCGGTCTTCAGATGGTCAATCAGAACCTTCGTCTGGCTCTGGTCAAGCGGCTGGGACAGTATCTTGAAATCCGCCTTGTTCTCGCCGATAGACTTCAACACGATCATGCCAGCCCTGCGGATGTCGTTGCTGGTAGTCCCTTCGGGGAACTCGCAGTTTGTAGCCACGGCCAGCGACTGAATGAACTGCTCAACGCCGTCACAGGCGTTGGAGATGATGTTGTTGATCTCATCCAACAGCGGCAACACCGGCTCAAACGCGCCCATGTTATTGCTGTTATACCGATACTCAATAATCGGGATCAACCCCAGAGCGTTCGGCTCCACGCTGTCCACGGAGACAGCCGTCGCAAGGAAAGAGGAGTTGACCTGTGTGGTCAGCATCCTGCCCGTCACGCCGCCAGACAGGTGATACACATAGTCGCGGGTATACACATCGAACTTGGCGCGGTCATTAACCACGACCATGTTCACGCCCATCACAGGCTCATTGCCGGGACGCAGGCTGTACACCACGAAAGCGGAGCGGGGATCAAGCGCATAAGCATGAACGGGGGTTTCTGGGTCATTGTTTCTGTCAGGCTCGATCAAGATAACGCCCTTGCCGACAGTGTGAAACCAGTTGACGGTCTTGTTGTCAGCGTCATGCTTGTAACTGCGATACAGGTATTCATTCAGCTTGGCAACCTTCGCCTGTGCGCCCTCGTTACGCGCCGTATAGAAAGCGGGTTTTTGCAGGAAGTACCCGTTTTTGAACGCCACGATCTCGTCAGCGTGGTTTTCCTGCACAATGTTCAGAATCTCAGGCCGGACTTCCTTCGTCCTACGGAGAATCGGCTGCACGTTGCGCCGATACCAATACAGAAAGTCCTCCTGGAGCAAATTCTGAACATGATACGGCAGCGCCGTGTTCAGTTCCGCAACCACATTCTCGGCTGTGATCTCATCGGAGGACGCATATATGTCCAGTCGCCCGAACAGGTCATTAGAAATCACCCTCGTTACCGTGGAAGTAACGACGTTTTCCTCATCCATGCGCTTTCACCTCCGAATCCAAAAATATAAGGCCCCGATGCTTTCACACATCGGAGCCGCCTCCGCTTCCCCGCTGACCTTTCAGCGTGGGGACTGGTCATTTCCGCTTTGGAAATACCCTCTATTCGACGATCAGTCTCTTCCGCCGCACCGTCTTGATGCTCATGGTGCCGTCAGGCTTCTTGTATATCTCAATCTCGAAGCCCTTCATCAGCCACTCGTTGATGGCCGCAATCTCTTTCTCAGTCAGCATAAGCGCCTCCATAGTCCTATCTGATATTATACTATCACAAAACACAAACTATGTCAAGGCTTTTTACTATGAATGTTCGGTATATTCCGAACATTAAACGCTTAAATGGATTGGAATGTTCGGTTTTTTTATCAAAACGGCCTCTTGACGATCTCAACT